ACCACAAAACCCTTTAAATTACCATTTTCATCGGCATCCGAATCATCCTCTTCTTCGTCGGTATCATATTCAGAATCTTCGTCTAGTAATTCCTCGTCATAATCATCGGAATCATAGTCATCGCTACTGTAATCATCCTCTGGTTGTTCCGTAGGTTCAAACTTCTCGGGGGTCTTTCTAAGTCGAATAGAACGTCTAACAGTCATTATATAAATATATAAGTATTCTTTTTAATTGTATTCTTCGTAAATATTTATATAAAGATAATCATCCTCGTTCTCTTCATATATAAGTCTATCTTTTTTTACCATATTATTTACATCGAAAAATATTTTTCAATTTTAGAAGCTATAATGTTTATATCAGCTTCAATATCTTCATCAACATCATCTAAGTATAGGGGGAGGGCCTTCAATTGATGCAATGCTCGTCTAAGCATCTGGAGTGATATATCTGGATGAGCTTTCTTACTATTTTCCGCCATTCTTATATTTGAAAAAAAGTTTCCATAAATACCTTCATCAATGTATGAATATTTTTTAGATTCTAGTAACAAAAGATCTAATTCATCTTCTTCATTTTTTTTTATTTTAGGGTTCAGTAGTCTTGTGAGCATATATGTTCCTATAGTAAAAAAAACTAGATAGGCAATCATTTTAATGTATTAACAATTTTATCTATAAGTATATGTTGTCTCGTTTTGCATTTACAAACTTGTCGAATTGTTTTTTTATCAATTGAAAATTGAACATTTTCAGTATTACAAGATGAACATATATATTCACTATGTACAGTATATTTCCCTTTACCCTTTTCCCTATTTATATTTTTCAGTGTAATATCAGTACTAATTATATATTTTTGAATATATTTTTGTAATAATTCCAGGGATTCAGTTTCACCAGGTTTAACTTGTACCTTTTTTGTATTATAAGTCGGTACTTTATCTTCATACAAGAGCCTCAAAATCTTAGAACTCAAAAAATGTCTTCTACCCGAAAAGTCTTTACAGAAACCATGGTGCCTCCCCCTATTTGTTTCACATCTACAAAAACATTTCTGAACTATCGTGTTATTGTCTATGTGAAACCACACATGGTTAGATGAATGCTCCCTCTTAAGATTTTCACAATACTTAGAGTTTGAACTCACGAGATAATGGTTTTTATGTACATATATTTTCGTGACTTCCATATTAGATTGACCATCCATGTTTTTCCTAATGAAAGTCTGTATTTCTTGACATATAGTAGAATCTTCCAACTCATTTTTCATTTGGGCTGCGGTGAGGGTACCTTCCTTTCTCGTGGCACCTTCTACCGTGACAAAGTTAGTTTCTTGTGTCCTCAATGTCACCGCCCATAGCATATCGACACTAGGTTCCTTATCAATTTCCATGAGCATGGGGAAGGGACCGGAGGTATATTTGAAAAGAGGTACATACATCCCTTGTGTAATTTTCCCCTTCTCACAAAGTTCACAACCCCTACCCTGACATTCTTCGTGTTTAGCGCGTTTGTGAGACCATGGCATACGAAACCCACTACCCCTAGCTGCCCCCTTGGTACCACCGTAAACTGAAAGGTCTACAATATCTTCCCAGTTTTTTGAGCTATATATGCGAGATAAACCAGAAATAATATGACCCCTCAATGCCATAGCAGAATCTCTATCTACGACAAAGTTTTTCCAATTTATGTGTATACCATGTTTTATTAAACCCTCACCACAGGATTTGGGTTCGGCTACAGACACAATTGCCTCATCACCACCATATTTTTTCACGCGGTCACATATGAACCTACATACATCTTTTAGTTGATCTATAGTGAGTTCATCTTCGTCTTTATAATCCAAATCTACAAAAAAATTATAGGTGGGTGTTTTTTGTTCCACTACAAAAATCTTTTCTTTATTTTTAATAGCTTCAACATACTTTTCATAAAAATCATTCAATCTATCAAATGGAACAGATAGGACTCCACCGTCCATGAGCACATGTGATAGATTGGAACTGTTACAGAAACCTTCTGACCTACACCACTTTCTGAACATACTTCCATATTATAAGAGGGGTGTTTTTAATCGGGTTGTTATGGGGACAAAATCATTTTCGTTACTCTCTATATTGGAAATTTCTTTTTTATACATTAAAAGTTCGTATACAGTGAGTTTTTCTTTATCACTTATAATCCTTATAATTTCTTCATCGCTATAATTTTTTTCTTCTAAAATATCTTTTATCTGCTGTAAAATATAATTCTTGGATCGCATCCTACTTTATACAAAATGTTTTTCTATTGTGGGAAGACACGCATGCATAAAACTCTGGATTTTTTATGACATTGTTTTTTATTCTTTCCCATTGATTTCTAGAATTAAACTCCGATAAAGTGTCGAAACTTAAATAATCATTTTCATCATACGCCCTCTTGATCTGTATTTTTTTATTTTGCATTTTATATTTTTCTTCGTTAAACTTTCTAATTATTTCACTTTGTTGACATTTTGAAAAGTCTACAAAAAATATAAAGACCTGATATTCCAGTTCCATATCAGGACTTTCTTTTACTGTAAACTTAAAGTCTGTGTATTCACCTCTCTTTAAGTTCACTATTCCTCTTGTTTCCTCCTCTAATTCTCTCAATGCACATCTGAGTGGACTATATATCTCTTTGCGTCTACAGCCTCCGGTGACGAATATCCACTCCTTATATCTTTTATCTCGAACTGTCAAAAACTTTGGAACTCCTCCCGTAAATGTTACGGGTATTGCTATTGCCTTGTGTTTTTTCATTGCACATGGGCATTCCTAATATTTGACAATATGTTTATTCCGAAGATTCCACGACCTCCTCGATTTCACCCGTCTTTACAGTCTTCTGAACGGGTGGGGGAGGGGGTTGTAACTGTTCAATCACACTAGAAACAAAAGTATTGTGCGCCTTTTTCATATCATCCTTAGCCTTATTAAACTCCCTGTACAGATAAAGAGTTCCGACAATGCATGCGATAACAAGAACAATATGAGCAGTATCACGATCAAAAGATAACATATCTATATACTACTCTCTGATTGTTTTTAAGTTGATATAATCGCACCCATACGGGTTTTATCGCCCTGTGGACATTCATATCCTTTTTGTGCAAATTGCACCTCCTGGAAATGTCCTTCGCGGCATTCTGCATTTGGTAAAATCTTTTCTAGGGTTTTAGACTTGGGATCATATGTGATCATAAACACAAAAGCTAAAATAAACACTAAGTGCCACATTTATTAATTATAACTATTTAATTCGAGTACATGAGACCACCCATACCATTCTCAATGCGAAGAATGTTGTAGTTCACCGCGTAAATATCATCGTTAGAGTTGGATGTGTCATTAACAATACGAGCAGAATCGAGACGGCTGAAGTTCAATGAACCCGTGGGCTGAAGCTTGCAGGTGTCGAGGCAGAAGGGGTACAGGAAAACCTTCTTGTTGTTTCCATCACCTGATTCATCCTTAGAAGAGGAAGTGTGATAGTAGAGAGGTACGGCCGTGTAATGGGGGTCGACAAACTTGAAGTCAGTCACATCGGTACCGTTAATCTGAAGCTTCAGCTTGTTGGCGTCTGCTGCCATGGTGAGAGCAGAACCGTCAGCGGCCGCTATGAGCTTCACGGGATGATTAAAGTTAAGCTCCTGGGTCTTGGAACCAGATGCAATGGCACGCTGCGTCTGGGTAATCAGCATGTTCTGAGGCGTACCCGAGAGCGCGGTGCGTTCATCGGTATCGAGGTACACGTAGTGAGCGTAGCACTCCCACTTGTGGGTAAGAGCGGAACCCCACGTAATACGAATCTCAACATCGTGATACTGGAGAGCAATCAGGGGGATGGCAGACTGCCAGTTTTCACAGAAAGAAAAGCGAAGAGGGTAGAACCTAGATAAGGCAGCCTCGGCGAAACCAGACTTGGACTTTGTGAGATTCTGAGCATTCAGAGTGGGTGCGATGTACTGAGAAAAGTTAGAAGTTTGAGTGTCAATAACCTGACCACCAATGAGAAGTTCCACCTTCTCAATCTGTGTCAGCCAATCTGCAGGAG